GCTCGGCATCACGCAGCAATACTTCAACCAGTTGGTCCGCGACGAGTGGATCAAGGTTGTCGGGAAAAACCGGTACCGGCTCGGCGATGTGGTGCAGGGCTACAAGGCATTCCTGCAGGACGAACATCGACGCACGCAAAAGAGTGCGGCGGCCTCTCGCGTGCAGGACGCGCGCGCCGCACAGATCGAGATCCAGACTGCGAAGGAGCTCGGCAAGCTGATCGAGATCGAGGAGGTGCAGGCGTTCCTTTCGGAGACGATCGGCACTCTTCGCTCGGAACTGTCGGGCATCGCCGCGGCGTCGACGCGCGATCTCGATGTCCGCGCCGCAATCGAAAAGAACCTCAATGCCGCAATTGATCGATGCCGCGCATCGTTTGACGCAGCGTCGAACGCTGTTGCGGACGGTAAGCCGATCTCTCTGGACCCCGACGAAACAGACACCTGACGCGTGGGGCGCTGCGAACCGGGTCTATGGGCCCGGGACCGGATGGCCGGGCCAGCGCAACCCGTATCTCACGCCGTACTCGATCCCGTTCGGGCGGGCGTTCGCCGAGGCCAAATATCGCCGCGTGGTGATGGTGACAGCCGCGCAGGCCTCCAAGACCGAGACGTTTCTCGATGTCATCGGCGAGCGGCTCGATAACCGGCCGGCGCCGATCCTCTATGTCGGACCGTCGAAGGAATTCCTGACCGATCAGTTCGAGCCGCGGCTGCGATCGCTGTTCGAGCAGTCGAAGTCTCTGCAATCGAAGATCATCGGCGGCATCGACGGCAAGCGGCAGAAGAAAACGCTCAAGCGCGTTGCCGGCACCACGCTGCGCCTGGCGCACGCCGGATCCTCCACCGCGCTGAAGTCCGATCCCGCCTCGATGGCGCTGATCGACGAATACGACGAGATGCTGGCGAACGTGAAAGGGCAGGGCGACCCGCTCGGCCTGGTCGAGGCGCGCGGTGATACCTATGCGGACTTCGTCGCCGGCATCGTTTCAACGCCATCGGTCGGCATGATCGAGACAGAAATCGATCCGGTGTCCGGCCTCGAGTTCTGGAAGGCGGCGCAGCCGGATGACATCGACGACGTCAAGTCTCCGATCTGGCGGCTTTGGCAGTCCGGCACCCGGCATCATTGGTGCTGGCGCTGCCCGCACTGCCAGCGCTACTTCGTGCCCCGCTTCAACCTGATCGACGGCTTCAAGAACCGGACGCCGCTTCAGGCCAAGCGTGAGGCCTTCATCCGATGCTTCTATGCCGATTGCGGCGGCGTCATCGAGGAGAAGCACAAGGCCGCGATGAACGCGGCCGGCCGGATGGTCGCCCCGGGGCAGTCAATCGATAGCGACGGCAACGTGACCGGTGAGGCGCCGGACACCTCGACGCTGTCGTTCTGGGTGTCCGGGCTGGCATCGCCGTTCGTCACCATCGGCCAGCGCGTCGAGACCTATCTGACGGCGTTGCGTTCGAACGAGAGCGACAAGCTGCAGACCGCGGTGAACTCGCAGTTCGGCGAGCTCTATATCGATGGCGATGGCGACGTTCCGCCATGGGAGCATATCTTCGAGCGGCGGCAGGGCTACCGGCCGGGCACGATCGCCCCGGGCGTTCGATACATCACCGCGGGCTTCGACGTCCAAAAGGATCGCGTGATCGGCGTGGTGCGGGGTTGGGGCGCGTTCGCAACGTCCTGGCTGATCTGGAACGGGGAGATCCTGGGCAACACCGCCGAACCCGAGGTCTGGGAGCGGCTCGGCGATTTCCTCCAGACGCCGATCGAGGATCGAACGATCAAGCTCTGCTACATCGATAGCGGCTTCCGGCCTGGCAAGCGTGAGGGCGAGAACCGGGTCTATGAGTTCTGCCGCAAGCATCGGCGCTTCGTGTTCCCGACCAAGGGCTCCTCGCACGTCATGCTGCGGCCGCTGGTCCGGGCCCAAATCGAGGTCACGCAACAAGGAGGCTCGGCCAAGTACGGCCTCGAGCTGATGCGGCTCGATACCGATCACTGGAAGTCATGGGTGCACGAGCGTCTTCGGTGGCCGTCGGATCAGGCCGGCGCCTGGCATCTGCATCACGAGGTCGACGAGGCCTATTGCCGGCAGCTCGTGTCGGAGGTCCGCGTCCTCGGCATCAACGGCAAGCCGCAATGGATCGTGCGGTCGCGCGACAACCATTACCTCGACGCCGAGGCGATGGCCGCGGCGGCCGGTTTTCAACTGAACGTTCAGCATCTGCGCGGTGGCGGCAGGCAGATGGTCCCCTCCGGGCCGGCCGCAGCGCAGCCAGCGGAGCCGACGGCGACCAACCTCCCGCCGTCGGCCCCGCGCCCAATCGCACCACCGCAGACGGTGATCGCGAAGCGTAACCGCTTCGCCGATCTTGCTTCGCGTCTTAACCAGTAGGAACGTTGATGCAGGCCCAGACCAAGCCGCGCTTCCGGATCGGCAGCGACGGCAGCAACGCGCGGCAGGTCATGCCGCCGATGGGGCGAAGCGGCGCCGGCTCGTTCTTCATGCGCGAGCAGCATAACCCGTTCTTCTATTCCTGGACGCCGGCGCTGCGCGACCAGCGCGACGATGTGCGGCAGGGCTACTGGTACGCGGCCGCGCGCACCATCGACATGATGCACAATTCCGGCTGGATTTCCGGAGCGGTGGATCAGGCGATCGTCAACATGATCGGCGACGGACTTCGACTCGCCGCGAAGCCGGATGCCGACGCGCTGGGCTGGACCAAGGAAACCGCCGACAAATGGGCCCGCGACGTGGAGCGCCGCTTCGAAGCGTACGCCGGCAACCCGGTTGAGGTGGACGCCTCCGGCAAGCAGACACTCGGTCAATTGACCCGCGCCGGCGTGATGAGCTTCTTCAGCCACGGCGAGATACTCGGCCTGATGCCGCGGCTGAACAACCCGTTCGCCAAGACGCGCCTGAAGCTGAAACTGTTGCCCGCCCACAAGCTGCGGCAGGACAGCAACGGCTTCGATATGTATCAGGGCGTGATCATGACGATGTGGGGCTTCCCGCTCGCCTACAAGATCATGCTTCGCATCCAGCAATGGGATGTCGAGTTTCCCGAGATCGTGCCCGCGCGCGACAATGTCGGGCGCCGGCAGGTGATGCACGTTTTCGACGGGCTGGCGAGCCAGGTTCGCGGCATCTCGCCGTTGGCGTCGGCGCTGAAGGTGATCCGGCAGTTCGAAAACCTCGCCGATGCCACGCTGCAGGCCGCGTTGATCCAGGCGATCTTCGCCGCTACCGTCCAGAGCGACAGCCCGACCAACGACGTGCTGCAGGCGCTGCAGGACGACGAGGAGCAGGGCGTCGGCGTCGGCAACATGGATAGCCTGCTGTCGGCCAAGACCGGATGGTACGAAAGCACCAAGATCGACCTCGGCCGCGGCGGCAAGATCGCGCATCTGTTTCCCGGCGAGAAGCTTCAGTTCAACGGCTCTGAGACGCCGAACGACAATTACGAGGCGTTCTCCAAGATGCTGCTGCGCGAGGTCGCGCGCGGCATCGGCGTAACCTACGAGACGATGACCGGCGACTATTCCGGCGCGACGTATTCCAGCGTCCGGATGGCGACCAGCGAGACCTGGCCGACCACGGTCTATCGCCGCAAGCACATTGCCGCGCCGCTTTGCCAGCAGGTCTATGTCGGCTGGCTCGACGAGCAGATCGAGACCGGCGAGATCAAGTTTCCCGGTGGCGTCGAAGGCTTCCGTGAGAAGGAGGCGTCGGCGAGTATCGCCGATTGGCGTGGTCCACCAAAACCTCAGGCGGATGACCTAAAAACCCAGAAGGCTTACCAAGGCTACAAGGCCATGGGTGTCATGACGGATGAACAGATTTGCGCAGAACTCGGCTCCGATTGGGAGATGACCTACGAGCAACGCGAGCGGGAAATGAAGCTTAGGAAAAAGCTGGGCCTTCCCGAGGGTGATGTGGATCAGGCTGCGCAAGATGATAGACTGTCTGATCAGCTTGCGACGCAGCGGGAAGATGACAGCGGCAATCAAAACAACGGCGATTAAGAACTGCTCGGGCTGCGGTCCAAAGCCGGCGTCTATCGAGTTTTTCCATCGCAACAAAGCCAAGTCAGACGGCCTCGCTAATTACTGCAAGGACTGTTTCAAGGCCATCGATAGCGGTCGCGAGAACAGGCGATCTGACTACAAGAAGGCGCAGTCGAAACGCTACTACGCCGACAACAAGGTCACGAAGAA